GCCCAGCGAGCAAGTACCGGAACAAGTCCAGCCACTAAGCCCATTGCTAAATCCTTTGGATTCTGATTGCCAGTCATCCATACCGCCAGCGCACCGGCGACAGAGCTTCTCAGCCATGATGCCAGCATTGCTTTTGCTTGATCCATTAGTTGTCTCCTTTGTTCAAGCTCCCGATGAGTGCTGCGACTTTCGCTTCACTCAATTCGATTTCGAAGTGCATCTCATCTTTTCGGTTTCGATAATCTCCACCCCATTTGAGGCCGTATTTCTTAGCCAAAGCTCTAATCATTGGAACCTTCTCAGCTGGGAACGTGCCGGCTTTGCCCAGCGGATGTTGCGTTGCGTTTAGATCGATGGCAGTGCCAGAGCTGTGATTGCTCAAGTTGTCAGTCGAGCCACGTACCATGCGGAATGCATAACCCCAATCATCGAGCTTGCCTTCATCAATCGGCTCAATCAGCTCATGAAATTCTTTGCAGAATCCAGCAATCAATGGTGCAACGGCTTTTGCACATCGCACCTTGATTTTCGTTCCTTCAATTGGAACGCTGATAATATGGATTTCAGCTGCATCTTTGGATGCCGGCCATCCGTTATGACTTTGCAACATTAAAGACCAAGTGCCTTCAAATCATCAGCCGTTAATCCAAGAGCAGCCAATTTTGCCCCTGCAGCAGCTTTATCGGCTGCAGCTTTTGCTTCAGCAGCTTCAAGAGCTTCGCGTTCTGCCACATCTTTTGCAAGTTGGGCTAACTCGGTTGCGTTCATATCGCGTAAAGTTTCTTCGCCTGTTTCAGCATTGACTTCTTTTACTTGTGGTGTTGTCATTTTAATTTACTCCATAAATCTTGACTGTTCCAGCAGTAAAATTACCGCCTGAATCATTATTGAAAGAAATGCTTGTAATAGCGTTTGAAGAGGCAAAGCCACCTAAGCCGTTTGTTGGTGTCAAGGCTACTTGTGCTGCCATTTTGCAGACACCACTATAAACAAAAGGTTTATTTTGTACGGTGTCCGTGTAATTGTAAAATGTGAAAGCAAGATCGTTATTGGCATTACTAGCTGAGTGTCCAGCATTACCAGGCATAATTGGCTGTGAAAGTACCTGTGCAACGCTTGCACCGCTTACATCTGAATAATTAGATAAATCCGCTGCATTTGGTCTAATTTTCAAAGTGTAAGTAGCAGTAGTTACATTTATTCCAGTCGCTAAAATGTAGAGATTTGTATAACTCTGAGAAATGCTTGAAATGGTAATTGTTGCAGCACCACTTAAAGTTGTTGTGCTAAGTAAAGTCATACTGCCACCAGCAGCAGGCGTAGCCCATTTGACTTTGTATGGCGAAACTGTTGTGTCAGCCGTCAAGATTTGATTTGTTGTTCCAATTGGTAAATTGTCATATGTGCCTGATCCTGTACCAACTACAATATCACCAGCGGCAGTGATTGTTGTTGCCATGTCATTTGTGATTGTGACTGTGCCTGATGTGCCGCCGCCTGAAATACCTGTTCCGGCAGTGACGCCAGTAATGTCTCCGGGATTAGCTGAAACCCATGTGAAATCCATATCGGTATTGGATGTCTTTGATAAAATTTGACCAGTCGTGCCACCCAGCAAGTCAGCCATTGATGTTGCAACAGCTTGGCCAAAGACCTCAAAGTCTGCCGGCAAGTCAGTTACCAAATCAGTGGCCGTCGGCATTTGCCAGCTGAATGGGGTTGTTGGATTGCTCATCTTTTCTCCTTATGCCACGACTAGGGCGTGTTCCCAGTCAAGTGTATTCAATATGCTGTTCCAAGTCTCAGCGACACCGACATCTTCCCACTTCATGGCTTGCAGTGAGAATGCAATTGGTGAAAGATTTAGTGAGACGCTAATTTCGTTGTAGGCGGCTTGGAACGTCCAGCCCTCAACGAATCCCAAGTAGTTACCCGCCGACATGTTAAGAGGCATGTTGGAGATTGATACTGGCATCCCCATGAACACGTTAATCAGTGAATCTCTGTCAGTATCATCAATTTCTGGATTTGTGAGCTGATATGTAATTTGATTGAAGTTGTATTGCGGAAATGCCCGAAGCGTCAAATAGAAATCTGCCTGATCTTGGGCATCAGACATGTGTTTCACTGTGGTCGTAAATATCTGGGCAAGTTGTCCATATAGGCTCACTGATTCGGCAGACGTCGCATCAACTTCGTTATTGGAATTCGTATTGTATTTCAGAGTTATCGTATTGCGCACGTCTCCGGCGCGTTGCTGAATGCTCAGCCCTGCACCTTGAGCATCGTTGGCACTCAAATCTACATATCCGTTAGCTGCTAGATAAATGGATCGGTGCGTTGAATCGGCATAACTTATTCTGCCCTGAGCATCCTCATAGATATAGCCCAAGCCACTCGTCGCCAGAGCTGAAACAAGTGAATAAATATCAATACGGCTGGACGACCTTTGTGCAAGCTCATAATTTCCTGGAGTATCAATCTCGCCAAGTCCAACGTTCTGAGCATTTGCCCAAGTCTCAGTCGGGTCATAGGTATTCCATTGCAAAGCTGCTGGAACCTCTGACCAATTGTTAAGCAGTAAATCTTGCAAGATGTGCAGAATTTGATTTCCGTCAAAGTCCTGAACCAATGTTCCATCCGTCAAAGCCTTTGGCAATCTAGCCAATGCTCCCAAGGCGATAATCTTGACACGCTGGGCATAATCAACACTGCCCAATTCGGCCACTGAAATGGCTACATCGACGACGGAGCCACCAAAGATTGGAATGAACGTAGCTGTGGAATCTTGCAACTCAATGGTCAATGAATCATTGATTCCGATGACAACAGCTGATTGATCTAAATTGATAAGTTCAATGTTGGTATAACCGGCCTGAGCCTGTTCATAGATATTAGTTCGCCCAGATGTAATTGTCAGATTAGACAAGATGGCGGTCTGATATTGAACGCCCCCAATAGTGACTCGCCATACTGGATTAAAGATTGTCATATTGCCTGCAAGTTGGATGCGCCGCCTGTACCGCGGAAATATGAATCATTGAGTGTCTCCACAATTGTGCGAGCTGTACCCTCTGCATCGATTGCGCCATTGACTGTGATATTGATGCGCTCAGCCGTTGAAAGCCCGCCAGTGACCCCAGCGCGGGCTGCTGCGGCTGCTTCTCTGGCATTGCGTAGGCGTTCAGTCTCAGCTTTGAGTTCTTCGCGTCTTAGGATTGCAGCTTGCATAGCTGGTGAATATGCCCCTAATGGTGCGCCGGTAAAGGTTCGCGGATCATTGCCGCCGAAAGTCGTACCACCGCCGCCGCCACTAAATCCGCCACCAGCGTCTCCAAATCCACCACCCATATTCGGTTCAAATTCTGCGCCGCCAGCCTTCAATCCTTTGGAGTTATCTCCGCCGCCAAAGAATCGCGTTACTGGATTATCTGTCATAAGTTTGATGAATGCTTTGACTGCTGTTACTACTTTTCCAATTCCCGCAAAGAGATTAGAGAATCCAGTTACGAGGCTGGAGACTATGGTCGCCACTACATTCAGAGCCAATTTTAAAGCTCCGCCAAAGATTGGAGCAAGCGTATCTCTGGCGAAATCCGCAACCGCTTTCATAAATCCAACCAATGGTTTCAATTCTTCAGAATTATCATTGATGGCAGTTTTAACTTTATTAAATGCGCTATTGACTCCCTCAATTGCTGGCTTAAGAATCGCCGTGAATGTTGGAATTAAATAATCAGTAATGAATCCCCAAATTGCTCTGAACGCTGGAACAAGAGTTTCGGTGATGTATGTGCCCAAAGCCTTTATTATTGGCTCAAGTTTTGGTCCAATTGCATCTGCAAATTTTGCAATTGCTGGCACTACATCTTTGACGAAAGTATTGACCATGGGTGTGATTGCATCGAGTACGAATGAACCGACTGTCTCTTTGCCTTCATCAAATGCAACATTGAGACGAGCCATCTTGCCGGCAAATGTGTCGGCTTGCTCTGATGCCTGATTCTTAAATGTTTCACTGAGCTTGGCTGTAATTTGTTCAAATGACATAGTTTTAAGTTCTGCCGCGCTGATGCCAACGCCCAATTTGCCCAGAGCTGTATTCTGCCCTTCGGCACTTTTGGCAAGCGCGTTTGTGACGGCCTCTAAACTTTTGCCACTACCAGCCGCAATATCAAGCGCAATTGATTGCAGCTCTTGAGCTTTGGTCACATCTTTTGTGCTTCGAAGCAACCGATCAAATGATGGCCTAAGCTCGTCATCGGTTTTTCCGGTCAATAAAGATGTCTTAAGAATTTGTTTTTCAACAGCTGCAATTTGGTCGTCAGTTGCGCCAGTTACGTTCTTGAGAGTTGTGGCAAGCTTGGCTTGAGCAGCTTCATCGGCAATAGCCGCTTTGACTCCATCAATTAGCAGCTTGCCCGCATAGGCGGCAGCAGCTACGCCGGCGGCTGCAAATGCTAGTCCGGCCTTCTTACCAAAGTCTGAAATCTTAGAGCTTGAGCTTTGAACGTCATTGTTAGCTGTATTGAGCGACTTCTTGAGTTGATCTACATCAGCCAGAATCGATAGCTTGAGCGTTCTACTTTGTCCGGCCATTACCACTCCTTCAATATCTCAGTGAAAGCATTTTCCCATTTGGCAATGATATTTGGTTGCTCGGCTCGCAGAGTCGGATATATGAACCAGCCTTTGGAACCTCGACCCTCTTTACCCGACCAAATTGGGAATTGCTTAAATTTGTTAGACCCAAATTCATAGCCGCCCCAAAGTTGTTGAGTTGTACCACCGCCAGAGAATTTCTGACTGGCAAAGCCAAATGACAATTCTCCAATTTTCGAAGATTTAGAAACGCGTGAGCCGGACGCAATTAGGTCGTCAGCATTGTTTTTGGTGCGATTAGCAGCTTGAATAATCTTGCCTTGAACGTAAGTCGCTAATCCGCCGCTGACGACTTTGGCTTGAGCAACAGCTTCTGCATCCATTGCTTTAAACGCGGCAGTAACACGACGCAAGTCGGATTTGTCATAAGCAACTTGAAAGTCATCCGCCATGTTGCTGCTCCAATATCTCAAAGGCCGTCAGAATCTGCTCCGC